TGATAAGGGGCATAGTAATCATTCATCTCTTTAGCAAACTTTTCGTTAAAGTTTGATCCTATAAGAGCATCATGTTCACATATCGGAATTGGTTCATAGTATATCATATATTTCCTATTGGCAAAGGTGGAAGGAGTTGAACCCTCTCTTGCGGATTTGGAATCCGCCGTGCTACCGTAACACTTCACCCCTACGTATTTGGTGTTTCCTGTAGGATTCGAACCTACGGCCTAGTGCTTAGAAGGCACTTGCTCTATCCAGCTGAGCTAAGGAAACTAATTTGTGGTATGCAAGGAGAGTTCTCAACGTCAGATATTGTAGTACGTTTAATATCCTTTGGTATAACTCCGCCCTCTCTTGCTAACGGCAAACTTGTGCCGAGATACTTCCATCGAGCCTTTTGTTGTGACTGCAACATCACTTCTCATCATATGGGATTTGCTGACCCATATTATCTGGTGCTACCCAGAACGTCCCTGTATTTTTGTCTTTCTTTCCTAGTCAA